CCAGACGTCGTCGAGCAGGTTGCGCAAGCAACCACACCAGCAGCGCTGATCGTCACCGGTGCAGTCGCCGAGAGCGCCCCGCCGTTCGTCGTCGTCGCACATGTCGGGCAGGCGATTACACCGGCAGCGCTGATCGTTTCCGGTGCTGTTGCCGAGAGTGCCCCGCCGTTCGTCGTGGTCGCGCAGGTTGGACAAGCAATGACGCCTGCTGCGCTGATTGTCTCGGGCGCAGTCGCCGAGAGCGCCCCGCCGTTCGTCGTCGTCGCACATGTCGGGCAGGCCAGCGTGCGATCAGCCGAAAGGTCGCCGCCACCTGTCAGCGGTGCGCTGGTATTGATGTTGCGCGTGGAGGGAACGCCGCCCAACGTCGCCAACGTGACCGTCAGCCACGAAGGATTCCCGGCAGCGCCACCAGTCTGCAGCAGCTGCCCCGACGTGCCGGGGTTGAGGCACTTCCACTGCAGCGAAGGCGTGTCGAAATAGAGCACCGCGCCGACCGTAGTGCACACCCCGGACAAGTTCGCCTGGATCGCGTTGGCCGCCCAGAATGGCGGGTTCGTTGGACCGCCCGACGTCAGTAGCGAACCTGTCGTGCCCGGCGGCAAGGTCTGCCAGTTAAACGCCGGTCCGACGTTGCTCTTGTAGAGGATCGACTCGACCGCAGGCGGGCGCGCGATGTCGTAGCCGACCGTGTTCAGGATCGTGTTGACGTCGACCCCGACCGGCGGCGCGAAGCTGCCGCTGACGTTGCCGTAGAACTGGTTGGTGTTGATCGACGGCAGGTTCGACATCGACCCCACCGCGCACGCCGCCCAGATCGGCGCGCTGCCGACGCCTTGCGTGTACAGGCACTGCCCGGCGAGACCGGGGCTGAGGACCTGCGACAGGCCGCCGACGCCCCAGTAGTTGATGGAGCCCCACGAGCCCGAGGGGATGGTCTGCGCCGCGGCGGGAGAAACGAACAGCGCGAAAAGGAGAGCGAGGATCTTTTTCATTCGAACGCCACCGCACATGCCGCGCCAGCCGAAGCGACGACGAGGCCATTGATGAATGGGAAGATGATCTGGTACGACCCCGCGGTGAGAACCGCGATCTGGTTCGCCGCGGCTGCGGCGCCCGTCGTGGCGGCGTCGTTGATCGTCGCCGTGCCGCCCGCGTTGACCACGAGCGTGACCAGCTTGCCGGGGCCGACCTTCACCTGCGTCACGGCGCCGATGTTCAGCTGGCTATTCAGATAGCCTGATGTCATGTGCATCTACATTTTCCTCGGCATTGAACCCGGCATCTGGTCGGAGTGAATCATCCCCGGCGGACCTTGCCCGCCGCGCGACTGGCCCGGCTGCGCGCCAGCGCGCGGAGTGCCCGGAGTACCGGGGCCGGCGCCGCCGGGCATGCCCGGCGCTCCCTGCTGTTGCTGCATCGCGGCCTGCTGCTTCTTCGCCTTCTGCTGCATGTGCAGGAAGATGTGCTCCTGAAACTTCTTGGCGCTGCCGGCGCCGCCTTGCGCCTCGTTGAGCTTCATCGCCATCATGTGGGCCTGGATGTGCTGGTCGTCATCGTCCATGTCGTGCGTCGGGACTTTGTAGCCCTCCGACAGCAACATGTTCTCCTCGTTGACCGGCACTGGCATCTGCATCTCCGGGGAGATGAAGATCAGCGGCGCGAGCCGCGGGCCGAACGTGTTCTCGACGAACTTCGCGATCACCGGCACCAGGTTGACCTTGTAGCCGTTGAGCTGCTCGGGCGGAATGCCGCGGATCACGTTCATGCCGGCGATCTGCTGCTGGATCATCTGCGCGTTGCGTGCGCTCTCGACGCCAAGCCAGCGGAACTGGTAGTGGCGGTTGAACTGGACCGGCGGGATCTTCTCCATGTTGGCGCGATGCCCGAGCTCGCCATACTGCGCGACCGTCATCTCCTCGTCGCGGTACTGGTGGTCGAGCTCGATCATGCGATTGAGCATCGGCGTCAGGATGCCTTCCTCGACGACCGTGACCGCGTCCGCCGTCGTAAGAATGTCAACCTGTTGGTTCTGCGCCACCTCCGCCTGGTTTTGCTTCTTGAGAGAATTGCTCTGAGTAATCGCAGCCGGGTTGACGCTGAGGGTCTGGAACACTTCACTCTTGATGGTCGCAACCATCTCCAGTCCCTGCTTCCACAGCTCGGGAAATTGCGCGAACTTGGTGTCATTGGGATTGGTTTCCCAGATCGCGGCCATCGACAAGATCATGCTGCCGATCCGCGGGTTCTTCATCGGGTCGGTCATGATGATCGGCATCAGGGCGTAGGCTGCACTATCCGCAGCTTCGTTAATGGTGTCGTTTGCAAGATACTGTAGGTCCCGCACGGGGTCGATCTGAGATCGCCCTTTGAAAGCTCCTTGAACTTTTGCAACTGGGCAGGAAATAAGGGGAAGATGATCGGACCAGAGCGGGTTGCGTTTAGCACCAAGTACGTTGTCGGGCCCACCGAGATAAGTTCGACATAGACGTCGCTCTCCGTCGATGTTGAGGACGGTCCATGTCTCGTAGACAAGCGCGAATTTTCCTCGGCCGTCCTTTTTGACACCAGCTGCGTCCACCATTTCTTTTGGTTTGTCGCGCTTCTGCGAGCCCCCCGTGTCGTCGGACATGGTTTTGAGAAGCTTCTCAGCGGCTTTCTTTTCAAGGTCCTTCTCCTTGATCATGCGACGGATCTGGGTTTTGCTCCATCGCCGCAGGATCGTCACACTGCCACCCTGCGCGAGCGCCTCATCAATCGAGTCCGCCGTCTGCGGCAGGATCAAGACGTCGGAGTCCGCGATCACCTCGACCTTCGGCGCACCATGCGTCAGGGTCTCCTTCTCGATCGTGTCGACGGTCTCGCCGGGATCTTCGAGACCTTCCTCGACCTCAACCGGCTTCTTGACGCGTTGCACGACGTGCCGCGATGTCTTCCGCCAGCTGACGTAAATGTTGTACTGCCCCTCGACGTCGCCGTTCTTCATCAAGGCCGGCATCACCTCGGTGCGCAGCCGCGCTTTCTTGATGTAGTTCTCAAGCAGCGCCACCAGCGCATTTGGCGACATGTCGTCGGACGAGATCACCTCGACGTTGCGCTGCGAGGTCGGAAAGATCTGGTTGGTGAACCGCGTCTTGCGCGCCTCGATCGCGTTGCGCACGATCGGCATGAACAGCTGCGCGGTGCCGTTGTAGAACTGCTTAGGCCCGAGCTGGCAGTTGAAGATGTCCCAGTCGTCCATCTGCTGGTCGGCGCGCCCGCGCTGCTCGTCGAACCCTTTCTCGACGTCCTTGTAGAGGTCGAGCAGGGCCTTGTTGATCGACTTCTTGGTGGACAGTTCCTCGTCGCGGTCGAGCTTCGCCAGCGCTTTGCGGTCAAGCGCCTTGGCCCGAGCATCAGCCTGGTCCTCAGTTTCATCGTCGTTTGGTTCTGTGCGGACGTCGTCAGCCATTTAGTGGTCGAAGCCCGATGCGACCACTGAGAGTATCCAGACAACGACCCCCAGCGCTAGGAGTACACCGACGATGACCAGCGCCGGCTTCAAGATCATTCCAACTGTAACGACTTGGTCCATTGTACTAGTTCCCACGCGCCGACAGGTACCGGCGCCCGTCGGCAGCATAGGCGTAGTTCCGCTCGCTGTCATCATCCCCCGCCACGCCTCCCCGGAGCAGTCCGGCGAACGCCTCCAGTCCCTCCATCAGGACCTTGTGGGGGCCCGTCTTGGTGAACTCCGACAGCTCACCGGTGCGCAGCACGTCCCGGCAGTACCCCCCGGCGAAGGCGTTCAGCGTCCACCGGGCGTTGGTGGAGACCCGCAACGACGGCTGCCCCCGCGACGTTGTCTTCAGGAGAGCTCGGATCTCGGCTTGACCGGTGGCGAGATCCGCGCCGGTTCGGAGACTAACAGGAACTTTATTGGCCGCCGCTCGAAGGCCCACGGCGTCGTGACCAGTGAAGTGCATTGGCCCAGCGACCACTCGCAGTGGTGTTCGTCCGATCTCCAGCCCAGCAGCGGCCACGATTGAAGCGAGCACTTGACCCGGATCACCTTCTCGGACCCAATCGGCGACGACATGCAACACTCCCTCAACCGCCTGCACGAGGACTCCGGTGGTCCACCCCGTTGTTGCGTTGAGGGCGAGCCACGCAGGCGTTCTCGCCACCACTGCAAGGTCTTCAAAAATATTGACGACATTGAAGTCCTCGTAGACCGGTGCCCCCGGCCGCATCTTGAGAGCGTATGCCAGCGCATTGGGCGCGTCTATCCTACCACTTGGGAATGATAGCAGCTGCGCCTGCAACTCTGGCATGTGCTTAACAAAGACTATCTCGCGCGCCTTGAAAAACGGCTGAAGCCCTTTGATGAACGACATCTTGCCCACCGGGGCCTTCATAGCCCGGATCGGCACGATGGTGTTGCGCCGGGACTGCTCCTGCCGCAGCGGCTGCAGCAGGAACTCCTCCAGGCCGTCGCGCTCCACGCCGATCTCGACCGGCGAGTACTGTTCGTCTATCACGAAAATTTGATTGACGATCTCGTCCGGCTTGAGGAGCGCCGCCCCGCTGTCCCACACGATCAGCCGGTTGTTGACCCAGCTCCACACCGCCCAGCCCGTGGTGGAGGAGGTGGCCTTCACGGTGCGCGCCGGGTCGAAGAACGCGAACGTCCCCTGCCAGGTCCGCACGATCGGCTCGACGCGAAACAGGTCCGCGGTGAAGGTCTTGCTGGCGGGGTCTTCGGCCTCGCACATGTACTCCTGCTTGTACTCGGTCAGCAGGCCCAGCCGCTCGAAGTCCGACCTGGTCGCGTCGATCCACTCCAGCGGGTAGCGATCCGGCCATGCTGCTTTGCGCTCCCCTAGCTCGTCGATGGTCTCGATCGGGAACACCCGCGTGACCCAGCCCTGGTCCTTGGCCAGCTGCATCGCCAGCGCTTCCCGGTCGAGCGGGGTCGCCAGCACGCGGATGTGGGCTTCCGGGGCGAGGGCAGGGACCACCACCTTCATGAACCGCCGCAGGAACTTCAAGCGCGCTTCCGGGGTGTCGACGTTCTCCTGCTCCTCGATGTCGTCGGCGAACAGCCGGTCCGGCCGCTGGTCGAGGTGCTTGGTGCCGCGCATCGACTGCTCAATGCCCTTGGCCTGAATCTTCACGCCGTTGGCCAGGACTATCTCGCCTTCGTTCCACGTCTTGCCGACGAGGTCGCCGAACAGCTCCTCGATGAACGGGTTGGTCTCGAACTCGTGCTTGACCGAGGTCAGGCGCTCGACCGCGCGATCGTAGGACGAGCCCAGCACGATGGCGTTCTTGAACTGCCGCAGGCAGGCCTCGACGATCACGGCTTCTTCCGACAGCGTGCTCTTGCCGGCGCCGCGGAACGCCATCACCTCGACTTTCGGGTGCGGGGAGTGCCAGAGGTCGATGATCTCGTAGTGCAGGGCGGGCGTGACGTTCGGATGCCTGTGACCGAACAGCGCAGCATGCGCCAGGCGCTTGTTCCGCCCAAGGCGCAGTATAGTTTCGGCGCGCGGATCTTCCTCAGCCACCGAACGTGGCTTTCCACATCTGCCAGAAGTACCACCCGCCACCGACCGCGGCCACAGCGGCTGCACCCAGCAGCAGACCTATGATTAGGTTCCAGCTCATTCGTATACCCCTTTGATCTCTCTCGCGAAGTACTGCCCCGCCGAGGAGGCTTCGAGCAGGCCGTTATAGACCGATGCCGGCACTCCCGAATAGCTGTAGGTCTTCCCCGAGACGAACTGGATCTGCAGCGTCTCGGTCTCGATGTCGTAGGAGCACCGCCGCAGGTTTGAACTGGTCAGGTCGTTCCACTGCGGCATCCCGTTACCTCTCTGATTTTGTTAACCTTTTAACAAACTTGCTATACTTGTCGAACTGGTCTATATGTACGGCAGCGCAGTATCACCCACAGACCAGAGGCAACTGTACATGAGTAATCCCGACCAGATCAACTTGGGTAAGCGCGAAGCCCCTCTCACCGAGGTCATGAACGAGGGGATCGCGTTCCAGATCCTCCAAGGACTGGCACGGCTGGAGAGCCGGCTGGAGCGCCTTGAGAACCGCCTGTCCAGCAGGAGCGACGGCGTCCGCCGTGTCGCCGACAAGCCCAACATCCGCAATCTCCTGATCGCCCAGCTGCAGAAGGGCTGGATGTCCGAGGTGGAGGCGATCGAGAAGACGGGATGGCAGACCATCGGGGTGCGGTCCTTCGTGACCAAGCTGAAGACGCTCGGACTATCGGTCGAGAGCGAGGAGCGCGACGGCGTGCCCTACTACCGGATAGCTAAGTAAGAATCCTGACTCTCGTCATGCGTCCACCGGGGTCGAAGTGCACCCGGCGCCGCTCCAGACCAATCCTGATGTCGAGCATGTAGCCATCGCCCTCGGGCTGCATCGCCAGCGCGAAGTCGTTCGTGGTGAACCCCTGCGGCGCCATCCTCCACGTCGGGCGCGACGCCACGAGCTTGTCATGCTCAAGGGTGAGGCGGGTGGCGTCGGCTTCCGTGTAGTCGGGGTCGTCCTGGGGCATCAGCCGTTTCCCTCGTAGCGGCTGACGTCTCGCGCCTGCGCGGCGCGCTTGATCTCTTCAATGTCGCCTTCGTGCTTCTTCGCCTGCCCGACCTGGTAGGGCATCCACTCGCAGAAATAGCCGTGGGGCGACTTCGGGTCGTCGTCCTGGAGGAGCGCGACGCTGGTCTTGCCATGCGGGTTGCCGTTGGCGTCGAACACCACGAGGTTGACCATGCGGTCGGACCAGACGTGAGTGACCATGGCAGCACAGGGTTGCGCCGGGTCAATGTGGGCGAAGCCCGGGCTCGGGGTGGTGGAGGGCGTGAACCAGACGACGCGGCCGATAGTGGGTTTGATCATGCGAACCTCTCGTGCAGGAGTGGGTGCCCGCGGTCCCAGTTGCTTACCGGGGGGACTGGAACCGCGGGCGGGGGCTGTTGTCCGGGACAGGACCTGTCCACCATGCCCAAGTCGAGAAGTGTGGTCAAGAGGCAGATCGCCCTGGGGAGGCTCCAGTGCGACCACCGGCGCCTGCACGCACCGAGACCTCTCGACCACGGGAGGGACTGTAGGGGGCTTGCTGCGGATTGGGCAAGGGGTTCCGTGGGAGGAGTAGGGGAGACAAAAATCCTAAATTTTGCGCGCGGTAGTTTTACCCGGGCATAAAATCCCAAAACCCCGGTCGGCCCCCCGATTTTCCCCGAGTTAGCCTTTACATCCTTTACACGGGGCGCGTAGGTAACTTCGTAGCGATGATAGGTATTCCGGTGTAGGACGAGCGTTTGGAGGTAACTTGGTAGCGACGCGAGGTAGTTTCCGCTTACACGATTACCACTGGCCGCCCGGAGGCTCACCCACCACGCGAGGATAAGGGGGCAACCCACTGGAAACACTAACTATTTATTTTAGGAGAGGAGTAGTAGTATTACTATCTCTAAAATAAGACCGTACCCTGTTTTGAAATTATAGCTTTACACCACGCCCTTTACTGTAAACCTTTACACATACCTATAATTTCAAAACAGGGTACGGTCTTATCCGCCGCAATCTACTCCTAGTCCTCCCATTGAAACTACTGTGCTTTTCGCGTTTCTTCTAGTAGTCGTCAAAAAACCACTCGACAACTACCTATCATTTAGCTATCACGACACCTCCCATAACCACCACTGGAGGCAACCGATGGCTGACCGTTCCAAGCTAAAATATGAGTTCAAGACCCATCGCGGACGTATAACGCCGGCCGAGCTTCGCTGCTGGCTGGATCTGCACGGTCTCACGCAAGCCGATTTGGCCCGCGCGCTCGAAGTCACCTTCGCCACGGTCAACAAGTGGTGCAACGGCAAGTACAAGACCCCACGAGGCCTGCACGACGAGCTGGCCAAGCGCTATGGCGAACCTTATCCGCCTGATGATCAGTCCTTCTGATCACGACACTGTGATATGTAAAGAGTGCTAGTCCTACCACAACCACTCTTTACACTTCACCACTCCATGCTTTACATTCCTCCTGTCACCACAACAGGAGGACTACAAGTGGCTCACAATATCGACATGACGAACGGTCGCGCCAACATGGCGTTCCGTGGCTCGCGCCAGGACATCTGGCACCGCCTTGGCCAGGAGATGCAGCCGGGCATGGACATCGACGCCTGGTCGAAAGCCGCTGGCCTCGACTGGGAAGCGGTCAAGGTGCCTGCCATCGCCTCTCTGGAGGGGCCGACGTTCGATCATATCGACGCTGCCCAGCGCTTCCGTCCGGTGGCCGAGCGCAATTTCGTGGTCCGCTCCGACAATGGCCACCCGCTTGGCTACGTCTCTGACCGCTACCAGCCTGTGCAGCCGCGCGACGTGCTGGAGTGGTTCGACCGCTATATCGCCGTCGACGACCGCTTCCAGCTGGACGTGGCGGGCTCGCTGAAGAACGGCGAGATCATCTGGGCCACGGCGACCTACCGCGACCCGCTGGAGATCGCTGGCGACCGTCACACCGCGCGCGTGCTGATGACCACTACGTTCGATGGGTCGGGCAGCACGATCAACCAGGGCACCATGACGCGGACCGTGTGCAACAACACGCTCAACGTCGCACTGGCCGACACCCGCGCCGTGGTCCGCACCCGCCACAATACGAAGTTCGACGCCGGCCGGGTTGGCAAGGAGCTGGCCCAGATCGCCAAGGGCTTCACCGCGTACAAGGCGATGGGCGACGCGCTGGCCATGAACGAGATGGCCAAGGAGGAGATCTCGGCGTTCTTCAAGGAGTGTCTCGACATCCCCCTGGACGCCAAGCCGGCCGACATCTCCAGCCGCAAGCTCAACCAGTTCAAGGACGTCAACCGGGCCTATCAGACGTCCGTTGGCGAGGGCGCGCCCTCGCAGTCCGCCTGGGCAGCCTTGAATGCGATCACGCGCTACGTCGACCACGACCGCACCTCGACGGGCGACGAGGCCACGTTCGCAACGGCGCAGTTTGGCAGCGGCGCGCAGATCAAGGCGCAAGCGGTCGAGCTCCTGATGCCGAGGATCAAGGACAAGGTGCTGGTCGCCGCATAGGCGCCCACAACACGGACTTCACGGCGGGCAGGGGCAACCCTCACCCGCCTTGAGGCGTCAGAGGCAACCGAGGAGGCACTTCAATGGCGCTGCAAAAGCAACGGATCAAGGAAACATGTGCGCACCGCTGTATGCGGCACGGCTGCAAAAACCCGGTTTCATGGCGCGTCGCGTCAACGCAGTGGTGGAAGCTGCACGACGCAAACGCCAACGACGGCATGACCGGAGTTGTGTTCGAGTGCTGCGAGGAACACGTCGGCGTGGGCTGGAAGGTGCGTGATGGCCATTGACCCCAAAGTCTTCAAGGCCGTGCGCAAGCGGCTGGGCCTGTCCCAGCAGGAGCTCGCCGACGCGCTTGGCCTGTCCCGTGTCACCATCAACAAGATGGAGCGCGGCAGGCTCAAGCAGGGCATACCCGACGAGATCGGCGCGAGGCTACTGGCGATCAAGCCGGCCTATGCCAAGGAGCCCATGCCGCTGGTTGCCGTGCAGTTCCACAAGGCGCTGCAGGAGGAGCAAATAGTCGTTCCGGCCAAGTGGGCAGAGGACGACGACGCGGAGTTGTGGGACAACGAGGAGGACGACCAGTGAAACGGCTCATTTGTGCCTGTTGTGGGCGCTATGCGGGTACGTGGCGGCAGCACTGGAACCAAGACGCTGGTTATGGCGTGTGCGCGCCGTGCGTCAAGTGGATGCAGGGTCGCGGTGAAACCGACGTCAGAATTGTTGACGTCTACGGCAAGGAAGGTATCAACTGGGGGAGTACTGAGTCATGAAAGTTGTTGTACTTGCCAACCTCAGGTGGGAAGTGCTATCGCCTTCCTTGTACCGACTCATGTGCCCGGCCGACTACCCGATCCACATCGGGTTCTCCGGCCCGCCGCAGAACGTGTGGTACCTGGAGGGGGGAGGCCACATCGTCACGGTGCCTGACAAGGAGACCGGGGCGATGCTGCTGGCCAAGGAGCTGAACAAGCAGAGGGCGGGGGGAGCATGAAGGGGTTTTATTGGCACAATATGCGTTGGTACCCTGAGTACCCTGATCTCGGCGCCAAGGTCGCCAAGCTGCGGCGCGGCGACGACCGCAAAGCCCACGGTGAAGCGGTGCTGGAGGCGATCCGGGCGAAGAACCGACGGCTGCATATGCGACCAACCCCGTCGATGACTCCCAACTGGTACAGCCCGCCGTCAATCACGCGCCTGCTGCACTATGACAAGCCACTCCCGATGTGTGGCGACGAGTGGTCGTCTCCGCGATGCGAGTGCCCCAACAAGTGCTATTGCGACCACTGGGGAGCGCGCGAGAAAGCTGTTTATGCAGCGGCGATGGAAGAAAAGCGTGCGCGATCCTGACGCCTTCCTGGATGAAGCCGAGGACAAGGAGACGACTGATAATGAACGCGATGACGCGGAAGGTGTGCCTACGGTTGACGTTGCGTATCCTCCTGATGACGACGACGCCGGCTGCGGCCCATGACCACGACCGGCCCGCGCTCGACAGCTGGTTCAAGGCGCTGCAGAGCAAGGGCAAGGCCGCATGCTGCGATGGTGGCGACGCCACGCGCGTGAGTGACGCGGACTGGGACACGGTTTGCAGGTTTGTGGAGATCTCTCCAGGGCAGGGCACCTCCGCATGTCACTACCGCGTGCGGCTGGAGGGCCAGTGGGTGGACGTCCCCGACAACGCGGTGATCGAGGAACCGAACAGGGATGGCCGCACGCTGGTGTGGCCCTACTACGTCAACGGCATGCCCGTGGTCCGGTGCTTCCTGCCCGGGAGCATGACATGAGAGGCATCGAGACACGCGACGCGCAGGATATCGTTGACGACGCCAACGCGCTGGCGCGTGGCTTTGCCGACCTGATCGGCCTCCATGTGCCCGAAGGCTACCGGTTCGACCGTGCGACGCGGCAGGACGAGGCCATCATGTGGGACCTGGCCGTGTTTGCCTACGGCCAGATCGAAAGCACGGACGTGCTGGGCGCGTTGAACGCGATCGGGATGTAGCGATGCAAACTTTCGTGAACATCATCGTGCTGAGCGCCTTTGTCGCGTGGGCGTTCTGGTTCGTCGTGCTGCGGAGATACTAAGTGAACCTCATGGTCTTGGACTTCGAAACGTTCTTCAGCGACGACTACACGCTGAAAAAGATGACCACGGAGGCCTACGTGCGCGACCCGCGCTTCGAGGCGCTGGGGTGTGGGCTGCATCTCGTGGAGACCGGTCGATCGACGTTCCTCGAAGGACCGGAAGTCGAGATCGGACTGAAGTGCATCGACTGGTCCGACACCGCAGTGCTCGCCCACCACGCGCAATTCGACGGACTGATTCTTTCCCACCACTACGGCATCAAACCGAGGTTCTGGTATGACACGCTTTCCATGGCTCGGCTGGCACTTGGCGTACATCTCTCTGTCAGCCTTGGGAATCTGGCTCAGCATTTCGGTCTTGAAGGCAAGTCGGTCCCCTATAACGAGTTTCGTGGAAAGCGCTTTGCTGACCTTGATCGGGACCTGCTTGGGCGTCTTGGCGCTGGTTGTCTACATGATTGTGCTCTGACGCTCGACATCTTCAAGCGTCTCTCGCAGTCCAACGAGAACCCGTTCCCGCAGGACGAATACCAGGTGATCGACACCACCATCCGCATGTTTACGGAGCCCGTACTCGAAGCGGATATCGATCTCCTGGGCGAGATCTGGATCGAGGAGGAGAAGCGCCGTGTCGGGCTGCTCTCCGAGCTCGGCGCCACCGCCAAGGAGATCGGTTCGAACGAGACCTTCATCGCGCTCCTGGAAGCCGAAGGCGTGGAGATCGAGTACAAGGCGGGGAAGAACGGTCCGATCCCCGCGTTCGCCAAGACCGACCCGTTCATGGAGGAGTTGTTAGAAGATGTTAACCCTAGAGTTCAAGCTCTCGCCGCAGCGCGACTTGGAATCAAGTCGACAATTGACCAGACGCGCGCGGAGCGCTTTGGATGGATGGCTTCAAGGGGGCGATCACCTGTCTATCTCCGATATTGTGGTGCGCATACGACCCGATGGTCGGGTGGAGATGGCGTTAACTGGCAAAACCTCCGACGTGGAGGGAAGTTGCGCGCTGCTATTAAAGCTCCACCGGGAGCAGTCCTCGTCGTCGTCGACTCCTCGCAAATAGAGTGCCGCATCCTCAACGAGTTCGCAGGGCAGGACGATGTTGTCGAGAGGTTCCGCCAATGGGACGCAACCGGGGACTCCAGCTATGACCCCTACATCGTCAACGCTACAGCGATCTATGGTCGACCAATTACTAGAGCGGACAAAGCGGAACGTGGCACGGGTAAACAGATCGAGCTGTCGTGTGGATTTGGCGCTGGAGACGCTACGATCCAAAAGACGGCGCGATTGGGCACGTATGGCCCGCCAGTCATTATTGATCTCGAAACCGCGCGGGACTGGAAGCTGTTTTATCGTCGTGGCCACCAGCGCGTAGAGCTGCTGTGGCAGCAGGCGGAAGTCGCGCTCTCGCGCATGCTGAACTTCGTCAACTTCGACTGGGGCCCGCTGCAGGTGCGCTGCGACGAGGCCACGGGGAGGCGGCGAATCAGTCTGCCCGGCTGCGCCGAGCTGATCTATGACAGCCTGGAGTGGCACAACCCCACGGCGGACGATCCCGCGTGGCTGGAGCCTGGGTGGCGCGTCAAGACCCGCCGTGGCTTCCCCACCAAGATGTACGGCGCCAAGCTGGTGGAGAACGTGGTGCAGTATATGGCGCGCATGGTGATCAGTCAGGCCGCTAACCGGATCGTGAAGTACGGGATCAAGATCGCGACCACTACTCATGACGAACTTGTGGGAGTTGTACCGCTTGACAGTGGACAACAGGCATACGAGGTTATGGTTACCGAGATGTGTCGTCCACCTGTCTGGATGCCGAACTTGCCACTGGCTGCTGAGGGGGGAGTGAGTGAACGCTATGAAAAGTGACCTCGTCGACATCGCCTGCGAGATCAAGGCTGAGACCAAGGCTGCTTGGTTGATCAATGACGGCGCCCGCGAAGTGTGGGTACCGAAGTCGCAGGCTGAAATCAGCTTCAGGCCCACAATTTGCACGCTGCCCATGTGGCTGGCGCGCGAGAAGGAGCTGATATGAAACTCCCCGTCGCCTCCCACACCATGCTGCAGGCGTTCGACAACTGCCCCCACAAGGGCTATCGGATGTACATCGCCAAGGACCTGCCGAAGTTCGCGCCCGACGACAAGCAGCAAGTCGGCATCGACCTGCACAAGGCGATGCTGAAACACTTGTCCACAGGGAAAGTTCTTCCCGACCACTTTCGCGAGTACGGACCACTCGCGGCGCCGATGTTCCAGTACAACCCGCAGGTCGAGATGCCGCTGGCGATCGACCAGGACGGCAAGCCGTGCGGGTTCTTCGACGATCGCGTCTATGTGCGCGGCTATGCCGATGTCGCGGCCATGCGCGGCAACGCGGCGGTGATTTTCGACTGGAAGACCGGCAAGAAGCGCGAAGACCCGGCCGAGCTCAAGCTGCACGCGCTGATGCTGCAGGCGAAACACCCGGCCGTGACTGCGATCTATGGGCACTACATCTGGCTGCAGGACAAGGCCGTCGGCAAGCAGCACGACCTGAGCGACACGCACGTCACCTGGTCGAAGCTGAACGAGCAGATGGACGAGATCGCATTCATGGCGGGCAACGGGGCGTTTCCGAAGACGCCGAACCCACTCTGTGGCTGGTGCAACGTGATGGACTGCGAGCACAACAGCGTGAAGCAACGACTGGCCCGGGAGGCTGCGAATGGGTGACCTCGCGTTGTGGTTTATCATGGTGGCCGTAGTGTTTTTCGTTTCGCCAGCCATCTGTCGGATTGCAGTGGCGCTAGAAAAAATCGCAAAGGGAGCGGCAAATGCCGGATGACCGCAAGCGACACCTGCTGATCTTTTTCAAGACCGGGGGCGTGATCAGGATCGATGACCTGCCCGACGGGTTCGACTTTGCCGGCATGTGCATGTCGGTGCGCTCGGCGGGCTACTTCAACAACGGCTACCTGTACTTCCCGGCCGATGTAATCAACGGCATGGCGTACATGCTGCCGGAACAGGACCTGAACTTCACGCCCAACGACGGCAAGAGGACGACGCTGCAGTGACCGAGACCGACCTGAAGGTCATGTTCAGAAAGTGGCTCACGGAGCAGGGGGCTTACTTCTTCTCGCCGGTCCAGACTGGTTACGGCAAGCGGACCGTCGATGACCTGATCTGCTTTCGTGGCCAATTCATCGCCGCGGAAGCCAAGAAGCCTGGGAAGTACAAATCGCCGCTGGCGGGTTGCACGGGGATTCAAAAGAACACCCTTAAGGAGGTAGCTGCAGCTGGTGGTTTGGCGTTCGCCTACGACGATTTTGAAACCGCGAAGTCCCTACTAAAGGTCCTTTTGCCATGATCCAGCACGGTGTTGCCTTGATGCGTCTGGCGAGCAGCCCAACCGGCTGCGGCGCGGGCGACATGATCGAGGAGTTCTACGTCATCGTGTCTGATGGCGTGGTGCTCCCGAAAAGATTTGCAAACTACGCGGACGCTTTCAAGGTCTCCGAGAAACTGTGGACCGCGCGCGCCGATGTGGCATGACCCGCAACGCAAGCTCGTGGTCTATGACACGCCGGACGCGGACAACGTCGCGCGCATGATCCCGACTGCGACGCGCCTCTCCAACGGGTTCATCGCCGTCCCCACCTCGACCTACAATCTGCAAATGCTGCGCTATCTCGGCATGCCCACGCTGCCGCCGCTGGAGGTGAACGGCTATGATTACCCCGGAAAATACACTCCTTTTGAAGCTCAGCGAATTACTGCTAACTTCCTGGTTGTTAATCCTCGTGCTTTCGTGCTTAGCGACATGGGGACCGGTAAAACGCTTGCAGCGCTTTGGGCGGCCGATCATGTTATGTGCACAAATCCCGGCCTACGCTGCATTGTTGTTGCTCCGCTTAGCACTCTCCGTCGAGTCTGGTCCGACGCCGTCTTCGCCAGCTTCCTGGGTCGCCGTACCTGTGTTGTGCTCCACGGTGACAAGCGCAAGCGGGTCGACCTGCTGGCAAAGCCTGCCGACTTCTACATCATCAACCCCGAGGGACTAGAGGTCCTTAAGAAGGAGCTCGACCTCGCCGCGCGTCCAGATATCCGGATGGTGATCGTCGATGAGGCGAGCATGTACAAGGACCGCACCACGTCGCGCCACGCGCTGGCGCGCAAGCTGCTGGCGACGCGCGATTACCTATGGATGATGACGGGCACGCCGACGCCGAACGCGCCCACCGACGCCTACGGCCTGGCCAAGTTGGTCAACAACTGCGGCGGGGAGTCCTACGCCTCGTTCCAGAGCCGCACCATGATGCGATTCAACCAGTTCATCTGGAAACCAAGGAGCGGGGCGCATGCTGAAGTTCATCGTCTGCTACAGCCTTCTGTTCGATTTGCCATTAGCGATTGTATTGATCTGCCTCCTTGTACGACACAAAGGCGCGAGGTCGATCTCTCGCCTGCGCAGACCAAGGCCTACAAGGAGCTGAAGCGCGACTACGTGCTGATGACCAAGAGCGGTCCGATCACGGCGCAGAACGAGGCTGTGCTGCGGATGAAGCTGATCCAGATCTCCTGTGGCGCTGTGTACGGCGAGGGAAGACGGATCACGCACATGGACGCCGCGCCGCGAATCAAGGCGCTGCGCGAGGCCATGGAGCAGTGCTCCGAGAAGATTATCATTTTCGCACCATTGACAAGTGTCATAACTATGTTACATGAGGAGTTGTCGGACTACTCTTGTGGTGTAGTAAGAGGTAGTAGTGACGGTGGTCCGAGCGACAAGGAGAGGAACCAGACCCTCTCCGACTTCATGGCAAAGGAGAAGCCGCGCGTCCTGATTGCGCACCCCCGGACGATGGCGCATGGCCTGACCCTGACACAGGCGACATGCGTCATCTGGTTCGGGCCGATCGACTCCACTGAGTTGTATCTGCAAGCCAACAAGCGGATCGATCGGCCCGGACAGGTGCACGCGACCACGATCGTGCAGCTGACGTCGACAAGCGTCGAGACCGAGATTTACAGGAGGCTGGAGGCCAACGAGACCCTTCAGGGGGCGCTGCTGGCTCTTGCCAAGGGAGGCTGGGAATGAACGCACAACCCTCACATGCCGACTACATCGGCCAGTACATCAAGCTGCGCAACTTCATCGATGCGCAGCAGGAAGCCTTCGACGCCGAGATGAAGCCCTACCACGACGCCATGAAGGCGCTGGAGGACTGGGGCGCGGGCGTGCTCAACGAGCTGGCCGGGGACGACGACGCCAAGGCCTCGCTCGCCACGCCGCAGGGCACCATGTACCGCAAGAAGACTTTGTCCCTGAAGGTCGCGGACCGCGAGGCGTGGTTCGCCTTCATCTTCGAGTCGCAGCGGGAGGAGTTCCTCACCGCGGCTGTTTCCAAGGAGGCTGTGTCCGAGTACATGGACAAGTACAAGGCCGCGCCTCCTGGTGTCGAGACCGCGTGGATTCGCAAGACCATCTTCAACTCGCCAAAGAAGTAAGGACCACCACCGATGACGCAACTTCCCTCCTACCTGCTCAAGCGCCAGAGCCGTGCCACGACCGAAGACATGGTCAGTGGCATCGGGTCGAGCATCCCGGCGCACCTGTCGATCACCGACAATCGCTTCACCCTGGTGGACGCCTCGGGCAACGAGAAGCCTGTGCAGACCTTCCACCTCGACGTCTGCATCCTCGGTTCCAACAACAACGTCTCGCGAATCTTCTATGATCCGAGCAAGAAGTTCAGCAAGGGCGACAACACCCCGCCGCTGTGCTGGTCTGACAACGGTGTCGGACCGTCCCGGCAGTCCTCCACGCCGCAGTCACCAACTTGTGCGGTGTGCCCGCACGCGGAGTGGGGTTCGGCGGTGTCGCAGATGACCGGCCGCGGTATCCCGGCCTGCCAATCGGGCAAGAAGCTGGCCTTCATCGTGCCCGGCGACGCCGACGAGATCGTTTACTTTTTCAAGGTACCGCCGGCATCGCTGAAGAACCTGCAGAAGTACGTCAAGGCGCTGTCGGCCAATAGCCTCGGCGGGCGTGCGGCTGAGCCGCCGGACGTCATCACGCGGCTGGAGTTTGAGTCGCAGGGGGTGGTCAAGTTCAACGCCGCCGGCCTGGTGGACGAGGATACCTTCAATCGCTCCGAGCATGTCTACGCCACGGACGCGATCGCGCAGGTCACCGGGCGCGACGACGTCGCGATCGACCCGAATAGGCAGCTGGCAGCACCTGTGCAGACCGGTGGCGCGCTGGCGGGCCCGGCGCCGCAACGCATGGCACCGCCGGCCGAGCAGAACCTCGGGACGTACCAGACCAAGGAGCACAATCCGACCCTGCAGGTCGCGCAGCAGGCTCTGCAGGAGCCGTCGAAGCCAAAGGCGACGCGTAACAAGCCCAAACCCGCCGACGCACCAGCGCCCACGGCTGAGGACGGCATGGCCATCCCTGGGTTCCTCCGACGTACCGAAGAACCCAAGACGAACTTCGGCATGGTGCAGAACGCGGAACCTCCGAACGACGATGTAAACGCGGCGCTGCAGAAGGCGTTCGCGTTGCCCGGGCTGGGCTAGACAACTTCCAAGGGGCTGAGATGTCATTCATCAAGCGACTACTCGCGCTGCAGCGACAGGGAGACCTGTCGACTGCGGACCTACAGCACTGGTTCGACCGTCCGTACTCCACCGTGCGATCGTGGATTGTGGACCAGCGCGCTCCCCGTTACGGTGGTCGTGATGCAGAGGTGTCGTTGAAACTCCTGCAGCACTGCATCACACAATTCGAAGACCTCCGGGGGGTCTCTTCATATGAACGGCCAGCAAGGATTCGACAGCTCCGCACGGCTGCAGGCAGCGGTCGAGTTCCTAAAGCGCGTTCTACCGCAAGAAGGGTTTAAGTGCGCCTACGTCGTCCATGGTGAGAGGAAGTGGAATCAACTCTTCGCCACGGTCGAGCAGCTGGCGTTCTACATCCTGCAGCACGATGCCTCGGGAAAGACGGTCTACCATGCGTGCTCCTCATTTCGGTCTGACGCCAAAGACCCCAAGGGAACCCCTCAAGGCCAGCGACGCCTTGGACGCACCCAGCACAACGTACTCTGTACCCAAGCACTTTGGGCAGATGTCGACTGCGGAGAAGGCAAGAGTTACCCGGACCAGCCCACTGGAGCCGAGCATGTTGCAGCTTTCTGCCGAACGCGTGATCTGCCGGCGCCGCTATACGTTGGCTCGGGTAACGGTCTTCATCTGTATTGGCCGCTGGACACACCGTTGGGTCCTGAGACGTGGCGCCGATATGCGGCCGGGCTCGCTAAACTTTTTGCTGACCACGGGCTTCACGTCGACACTACTCGCACTGCGGATCTATCGTCGGTACTCCGAACGCCTGGCACCCACCACCGCAAAAACGGACTGAAGGAAGTCATCGCCGGACCACTGGTCGGTCCTTACCCATTGCAACTTTTTGAGAGGCTTTTAGATGCCGGAAACACGTTGCTACCACTGCGGGGCACACGGGAACGAACCCCATCTGGACAACTGCGCGGTCAACAAGATCGGGGTTCGGTCAAAGCCGATCTGCACTTGCGCCGAGGACAACTCGACGCGGTCGTTCAATCACCATCCTTCGTGCCTGCTGCACGCACCTTGGTCAGTTCCGACCTCCTCGGAGGACTCTATCAAGACCGACCCGCAAGAGCAGGAGAAGTTGCACTCGGTTGCCGACAGATTGCTGCACTACAAACGCGACGCGGACAGGTTACAGAGCCTCACTGGCATGCCGCCCTCGGAGTTCTGGCACATTGCGTTGACGGCCATGATCGAGCTCACGAGTGGTCAGATACTGAGTGGCATGGAGCAATTGACGAAAAGCTTGAGCGCCTCGAAAGCTTCGGACCAACAACCTGCGCCAAGTTCGCAAGCCTGGACCGAGCGGGATGCGTCGGGTGCCCGCACTCGGGGCGAATCACCAGCCCCATCCAGCTGGGACGTGAAGCTCCTACAGCGCATGGAGCAGCTCCAGCAGCAGCTCCGCAGCATGGGGGTCAGCAGTCAATCTTCCCTGGCACAGCTACGCCTGCAGCTGGAGAGCCTGAACCTCGCCTTCCTGCAGCACCTGCAGACTTCGTCTACACCGGCGAAGGAAAGCTCGTCCACGTCCGGGAGTCCAAGAACGGCGCCGCAATCTACGACACCGTCTGCGAGTTCCCGATCTATCTCAAAGCGATCCAGACGGCCGAAATCGACGAAGGCCGCTACGGCCTCGTCTTCCGCGAAAAGAAAGCGCGCTCGGAGTGGCGCGACATCGTCGTCACCGCGCGGCAAGCGCTCGGCCGCGACGCCTCGACGGAGTTAGCCGAACGCGGAGTTACGATTCACGATGGTGAGCTCTGGCGCAAGTACGTGCGCAACGCCATCGACCTTTGGCATCGGGAGAAAGACGTGGAGAAGCGCTATGACCAGTTCGGATGGAAAGACGGGGAAACGTCGTTCCTCGTGGGAAAGCGACTCTACAATTCCACGTCTGTCACAGCCGCTACAGGATCGCCAACCCTCGAACACCGCGCGCAGTACCTCTCTGCGCAAACCAAAAAAGGCGCCTCCCTCGAACGATGGCAAGCAGCAGCTAATAAGCTGTTTGCAGCAGGACTTGAACACCAGTCTCTTGCGGTTCTCTGCGGGTTTGCAGCGCCTCTCATGCGCTTTCACGCCGAAGGAGAAGGAGGCGCTATCGTCTCTTTTGTCTCTGATCGAACAGCCTCTGGAAAAACTACGGCTCTTGAAGCCGCTGCTTCTATCTGGGGACAGCACAAAGGATTGAAACTCGATGAGACAGACACGCGCGTGGCCAAGGGGCTCAAGCTTGGTGTTCTCGGCAATCTCCCCTGCACCTTCGATGAGCTACACCAGCGAGATCCCGAGCTCATACGTGAGTTCGTGCTTACTTTCACCAACGGCACCGACAAGGACCGCGGCACCGCCGAAGGCGGGCTCAAGATCAACAAGTCGGAATGGCAAACGATCCTCCTCACCGCGTCGAACGCCTCGCTCGTCGACATCCTCTCCAACATGAATACTTCGGATGCGCCGGCCGCGCGCATCCTGGAGTTCACGACGTCGCTGCCCGCGCACATGGCGAAGGAGGACTTCGAGGAGATCAGGCGCGAGCTGAACTTCAACCACGGCTTTGCCGGCGACGCCTACATCAAGAAGCTGGTGCAGCCCGAGATCGTGGGGTGGATACGCGCCAACATTCCGCAGTGGTCGGCCGAGGTTCGCAAGGCCGCGCACCTGGAGGAGAAGCATCGGTTCTGGGTGCGCCTGGTGGTGTCGATCATTGCCGCCGGCACGATCGTGGAGGGGATGGGCCTGCTGGACTTCTCGATGTCACGCATCACCCGATGGCTGATCGACTACGTGGCCGAAGGGGCGAGCTCGATCCGCGGCGCGGCGCCAAGCGACTCGTCCTCCGCGCTGGCTGCCGCGCTGTCAGAGTTCTTCCTCGACACGCTGATCGTCAACGCGGAGTACAAGCACGGCCACCGCTCGGCGATCCTGCGCGCGCCGTCGCGCCAGCTGCTGGTGCGTTACGAGGTGGAGAACAAGCGGCTGTTCCTGTCCGAGATGGCGCTGAAGCGCTGGCTGGTCAAGTCGGGCGTCAACATCCGCGGGTTCGTCGACACGCTCAAGAAGCAAGGCGTGGTGCTGGGCGAGGTGCGCAAGGTCACGCTGGGCGCGGGCACGGATCTCGCCTCGGGGCAGACGCCTGTGCTCACGATCAACATGGCCAACCCGCTGGTGTCGGGCGTGGTGGCCACGCTGGAGGAGGCGCTGCCGCCATCACCAACCAAAACCCGCCTGGAGCGGATCAAGGAGTTGCAGAGATGAATTGGATTCTGGTGATCACGGTGGTCGTCAACGGTCAGGTACTGCACCCTGACAAGTCGAAGTACCCGACGCGCGAGTCATGCCAGCAAGTGCTCAAGGTGATCGAGCAACATCCGATGTTCAAGGAGTACGGCGGCAAGGCTGTTTGTGAAAAGGCCTCGTGAGTCGCCTGATTCTTTAAAGACCGCACAGGGAAAAACAGAATGACCGTCTTTTCGCTTTTTCTGTACTCGTGTGTCACGATCAGCGCGCCGATGACCGGCGAGCTACTGGAGAAAACCTGCAACTGGAGACAGAGCGGCGGTCTCTACGAAACGCGGGATGCCTGCTTGCGCGCATCACCGGCACTTGGTTCTCCCATCTTCAGCGATATCGCTGACGGGCGCACTGTCGAGGCAATCAAGTGTAACGAACAAAGCGTCACTCGGTAAACACCACTTAGGGAAAACAGATATGGCCACGATCAACGGTCGTCGCGTAAAGCTCCTGAAAGAGGATGGTCAGCCGATCGGGATTGCGCGCGGCTGGAAGCCAGAAAGTGACTGGATGAAAGTCGTCACCGACGACGGCGTGACGTATATGGTGCACTGCACGGACCCGATTGAGATTTTGCGGCTACCGCCAATCTTGACCGAAATCGACATTGCGCGTCTTTGCGGCGGCCGTTTCCGTTAACGAGTTGTTAGATGAAACCGACCGCTGACAGCATAGCGTACCCCCCGCGCGGCATGTCCCGCGACGAGGCCGCGCGCTATGTCGGTGTCGGCGTCACCAAGTTCGACGAGATGGTGTCGGACGGCCGCATGCCACGACCCAAGCGCGTCGACGGTCGCGTGATCTGGGACCGGCTGCGGGTCGAGGCTGCGTTCACCGACCTGCCCGACGACCAGCGCTTGAACCCGCTGGACCGCATGATGGGGGCGGGGTAGCTTTGCTCAGCAGATGATGCAACACGATAGCCATGTTTGGGCGTGGAGAGCGGTGAAGTACTTTTATACCGGTTATTGGCCTTAACACGAGATCAGCAGTTAAAGCAGGAGAGATGAATGCCTTGGCTATTTTCAGCCATACTCGCAATTAGCACGGTAACCCACGTAAACGTTCGCGGAGATCCTCACCAGTTTGTCATAACGGAAACAAGTAACGACGATTTCTTGTTCGACTGCAAGCCGGGATACAAACTGGCTGTTCATGCGCATGGCATGGAGGCGCGAATCGATATCGATTGTTATCCGCGCTAACATCACATGATCGAACACCCCGGCGCCAGCTCCTACCTCGATCGCCACGGCAAGCGCCGCTGGCGCTTCCGCCGTGGCAAGAAGACCATCCAGCTCCCACATGCGCCCGGCCATCCTGAGTTCGAAGCTGCCTATATGGCCGCCGTGGAGGGCAGGGAAGTCGAGCGCGCGACCGTTCATCGTCTACCGCATGCGGTCTCGCCACGCTCGCTAAACGCCTGCTGGATGTTGTTGAAGACTGAAGACCCTAAGTGGCGCGAATTAAGCCCCGCAAGTACCTTGGTCCAGACGCGGAGCATCGAGCGATTCCTCTCCATGCCCGTGGTCGAGGGTCAGTCGCTTCTGTTCAAGGACGTGGACGTACAGGACCTGAAGCGACGCCACATCAAAATGCTTCTGGTGCGTAAAGCGGATCATCCGCATGCCGCGGCCGATCTCCTGCGGATGATTCGCAAACTGGTAGGCGTTGCGCTTGACCAGGAATGGCTGGAAGTAGACCCTACTTACCGCTTGGATTACCACCCTGATTATGTGGGCTACACATCTTGGCCAGATGAGGCTTTGGACAAATTCGAGGCACGGTGGCCAATTGGCTCGACGCCGCGCCTAGTTTATGCGCTCGCCCTCTACTTCGGGCACAGGCGCGCAGACATAACCAAGATGCGACCTTCCGAGCTCAAAAGCACCTTCACTAACGTCATCCAGCAAAAGACCTTGAAAGCCCTTGAGCTTCCGATCCATCCGAACTTGCGCGAGGTACTCGACGCGATTCCGGATCTCGACAAGCGCGAGTTTGTCGTGCTGACCCAATGGGGCAAACCGTTCAGCCCGAAGGCGCTGGGCATGCGCATGCAGGGGTGGACGAAGGCTGCCGGCATCCTTCCCGGCTATACGCTACACGGACTTCGCAAGACCCTGGGCAGAGCCCTTGCCGAGCACGGCGCCACGACGCGCGAGCTCATGGACATGCTCGGGCACGACAACATTGCGCACGCGGCGCTGTATTCGCGGGCCGCCAGCCAAAAGCTTATGGCTAGGGCTGCCATGGACAAGCTGGTCAATTGGCGACGCAAGAAGAATGGCGAACCTACTGGCTAACGTCGACGGCTAACTTTTTCTTGGCAGATCCTAATCACTTGATATTACTACACAATTACAGTTTATGGCTCCCCGGGCTGCGGACTATACCCAGAGCAAAATCAACCTCTTGGCAGCCCGGTTAGCCAGCCCCGTTTCCCGTAGGTTCTCGTCAGGCTGGGTTCGCCACCAGATCCAGCACCGGGAGCTTGCGCTCCTCCCGCGCCAGAATCTCCAGCAGGCGTGGCATCATGTCGGTCTGCCGCTTGCGCAGCCGGGTGTCGTCAACTTTCGTCTGCGTGGTTAACACCACGGAAATGCCCGACAGCTTGGTGGCGTTCAGCTTCGGGTCGTCCGGGTCCCACTGCATCTCCAGCAACTCTTCGAGCTCGCGCAGCGAGATGTCCACCAGCCGGTCAAGCTTGCCGTGGTCTAGAACGTCATCCCTGACGCGAAGCCCATCTTCTGTAAGAGCGGTAGCTGCTTGCTCAACCGATCCCCGATGTCGGTCCGGTACATCGGGGAGTTGGGTACCACCAAGCGTTTCAAACGTCGGTAGACTGTTTCCTTGGCCTGTCCGATGGTGTCGGCTGTTGCGGTCATTACCAACACGTAATCCCCTGCGGTGCAGGGCATCGGCATGTTGACGATCCGCCCATCCACGTCGTTCGCCGCCACCTCCAGCATCATCTCGCAGGGGTGGAGGTGCTGCCACATCCCCGGCTTGATCCCGTAGATCGGAATCCCCGTCACTTCCTTCCTCGTGATGTGCGAGTAGGGATAGTCGGGTATGCTCAGCACGACGCCGATCGCTAAGCGGTCGAGCGAGAAATTCCGGGCATCGCGTCCCTGTGCCAGCTCCATGAGCCATTCGACCGTGTCGCCTTCGTTGAGCGCCTGCTGGATGTTGAAGGTGGGCCAGCCGGGACGCATCGTAAATTCGAGAGGCCAGATGTTGCCGGTCTCGTCGATGATGGTGTTGACGTCAATGTAGCCGGTATAGCCGATCCGTTCCAGATCCTCCTGCAGGGGGGTCAGCAGGCGCCTGGCCAGCTTGGAGGAGCGCACGAAGCGGAGCACCGTGCCCTGCTCACCGGTGGCCACGCCGAGGTCGCTGTTCATCAGCTTCTTGAACTCGAAGTTCTCGCACCAGCCCTCGTTGAACCCGCCGGGCCCCCACCAACCACCAACGGCCATCTCAATGCCCGCCTTAAAGTCCTGCAGGATGAAGTCGCCCTTCAGCTTGCCGAACTTCTTCCAGCGCTCCAGCATGTAAACCATATCGGCAGGGGTCTTGGAGACGTAGGAGAGTGCCTTGTCGGCATCTCCCGAAGGCTTGGAGACGAACCGGCGATCCTCCTTCTTGACGAAGGCGATGGCCGAATCATAGTCGCTGAAGATGCGGTACGGCGGCACCTCGATGCCGACATTCTTCATGATCTGCTGGCCGACTTCCCGGTCAAGTTCCCAGTCCGCGGCTTCCTTCGAAGGCCCGACCACGAGACCACCGGCCGCGCGATAGGCGTCCACGTCTTGGAGCCATCGGGTGTTGTCGGCGAGAACGACCAGATCGGCCCATCGTAGGTGTCGGGCCAGATCGGTGCCATCCACCACCGGGACAATGCCTTTTCCAATGTTGACTGTTTTCGGTGTGTCACGAATCACCATCCTGACGTCGTGGCCATCGCGGTGCGCTCGCATGGCGATGTCGAGCGAGGCCCCCTGCGGGTCGACCAGGAGCAGCTTCATTCGCTCGGCCCGCCATAGACCTGCTTCTGTCGTGCGCTGGCCTTCTTGCGCTTCTTGTCGATCTGCTCTCCCTGGTACTTCTTGAGCGACGCCAGCCCCTTCGGATCGGTGAACTGCGCGGGTGACGGCCGGATGCCGAGCAGCGACTGCAGCCCGAGCGCGGAGCCCTTCTTCTCGCCCTGCATGCCCTGCTTGACCGAGATCGGCAAGAACTTCTCCGCGTACTGGAAGTACTCCTTCATCCACTCGGGCGCGCTGTGCTCGGGATTGGCGATCGGGTCGTTCTTCCAGTCCCGGTTCGCCGCCACCTCACCCACCGTGCTGATCAGCGACGATCGCTTGTTGAGCATCTCCTGGTACCAGTCGTTGTACCAGCCGAACACGTCCTTCTGGTAGCCCGGCAGCTGCGCGCGCTCCTCCACCTGGCCACGGCCGCCGAGTCCCGGCACCTCGCCACCGGTGCGCGGCGCCACCAGGTCGTCAAGGCTCTCGGGCATCTTTCCGGTCATGGCGTACTGGTACATCGCGTTGGTGATCGCCACCGTGATCGGCAGCGCCACCACGTAGCCCGTTTTGGGGTCGTAATCGCTGCCCTTCAGCCCGAGGCTCTTGGGCTTGGTCACCGCGCTTTTGGCACCGCCGCCGATCTCCCTGACCGTGCCGAGGTTCCAGCTGTACGACCGCATGCCGAGCTGCGCGGTCTGCTTCAGCATGGTGTGCCAGAAGATATTGTCCTGCACCACCTCGCCGAAGCGGTTGTCGACCGAGTCCCAGATCTTCTTGGCCATCTTGACCTGCTCGGGGTAGCTCGCCGCGGGGTTGGCCTGCAGCCACGCGGACATGTTCTCGTGGAACGCGCCGGTCTTCATCTTCGGGATGTAGACCTCGAACAGCGGCTGGGCGAACGACTGCAGGGTGCGCCCGAGCTGGCGGGCGAAGAACTTCAGCGGGCCCTTCGAGGCGTCGGCCTTGAGCGAGGCCAAGAGCTCGCCGCGCTTGAACGACGTGAAGTAGGAGTTTGCCGCCGAGAATTTATAGTCGGCCGCGTGCTTGGTGCCGACTGCGCGCCCGCCGCCGGCCTCCAGCAGGTCCATGGTCTTGCGCATCTGTGCGCTGCCGGTCGACCTGCCGAGGTAGACCTGCTGCGCCTTGTGGCCCATGAACGGCTTCACGCCTAGCGCGAACGGCGCTGTGACCGCGGTCTTGGCCGAGCCCGCCAGCAGCTTGGCGCCGAGCGCCATGTCACCGCGGGCAAGCGCACCAACACCACTGACGGCCTGCGACACGGCAGTCGCGACAGACGCGATCGAGCCTTCGTTCACCATCGTCAACAGGTGATAACCCGAAAGCCCAAGTTCCATCGCGGTGACGGAATTGGACGCCGTCTGGAGCTTGTCGTAGATCTGGCCCGCCGTCTCCCATTGATGCCACCCTTTCGCGATCGAGTTGTTGTAGACCCGTGCCCAATCCGCCGGCGCATAGGCCTGCATGTCGCCGTACTTCGTCCGCCGCAGCGCGAGCCGACCTTCGAGCTTGACCATGCCGAGCGCCGCGGCCACCTGGGGTTTGCGGAAATACTTGACGTCCTTGACCGCGCGACCGGCGTCGATGATGGCGTTGTGCGCGATGAAGCGGTCCATGTTGGTGACGTAGTCGGTGATCGTCTCCAACGGGTTGAGCGTCTTCGGCTTGAGCCCCGCGGCCATGCCGTCGGCGATGGTGGGGATCGAGCGCTTCTTCAGGTTCTTGCCCGTGCCCTGTTTGGCGAACCAGTCCTTGGTGAAGGCCTTCGCCGCGGTCGGGTTCTCCCACTGGTGGGTGTAGTAGTCCTCCACGAACGCCATCTGATGGGTCGAAGGCAGCGCCTGCAGCTTGGACTTGCGCTGGTCCACCGCCGTCTTGATGGTGTCGGCCACAGGCTGCAGGGCGGGGTCGGCGATCGTGGCGCCCTTGGTGCGCCCCTCGATGTAGCCGATCAGCGCGACCTTGTCGTTGTCGCCGAGGGCGTTGATGGTCTTGAAGTACTCGTCGAACGCGGCCTTGGTGGTCTCGGTGTCGCGCGCGGCGATGCCCAGCGAGTTGCGGATCAGGGTCTCCGCGCGATCGCCCTTGCCGAGCTTCTCCGGGTTGAAGATCTTGTTGAGAAACGTCCCGACCTCGCCGATGACGGCCTTCGCCTTCGGCGCCGCGCTGCCGTACTTGAACACCCCCGTGACCGGCATCACCAGAGAGCCCACGGCCTCGGTCCACTCGTGCTTGAACCCGGTCTTCTCCTCCACGGGCTTGGAGACCAGCGACCGGAACGCGCCCATGATCGGGCTGGTGACCGCGCCGATCGCGCCGCCGGCCACGTCGGAGATGCCCTTCAGCGCCTTGAGCGGCCCGGTGCCGGGGTTCTGCGGCGGGTCGCCCTTCATGCCGCCGTCTTCCCACTTGCGATAGGCGTCCTCGTAGGCGCTGTATTTCTGCAGCTCCTCCTTGGAGAACGCCTCGCCGGTCGCCGCCTTGCCGCCCTTGTACTGATCAACGCTCTCCTGGAACACGCCACCGACGTCACCGGGGATGTCCTTGACCCGGCCGAGCCCACTATGCGTGGACGGCGCTACCGCATCAGGGGCGTCCTTGTCGCGGAAAAAGATCGAGCCTTTCTTCTCGGGCTTCAGGAGGTCGTCGAAATACCCGCCGGATGCCCCGGCGTCTTTGTCGGGAGCGCCAGCATCGGCTGCCGGATCGTCGCCGGCCTTGGCATCGCCCGGGGCCATGGCCACCATGCCAGCCGCGCCGCCGACGCCCACGGCTGCGATCGAGCGCGAGATGTCCTTCGACTTCGGGTCGAACCGCGCGGCGAACTTCGACTTCACCGTGCTGAGCCCCTCGGGGAAGGTGACGAAGATTTTCTGCGGTCCCTCCAGCGACTTCGTGCTGCTTGGCTCGTCCCAGACGTTGTCGATCACCACGCCCTTCTTGCCCTGAGCCTTTGCGTCCGCGATAGCGCCGGGGTTGAACACAGTCCACTTCTTGCCTTGGGCATCGGTGTGAAGGTAGTCCGACGTGTCGATGTACATCGGCGCCACCGACGCGCCGTCCTTGTAGGCATGGGGGCCCGGCTTCGCCCCTGGATGGCTGGAGAGATAGCTGGAGTACATGTCGGCCAGCTTGGTCGAGACCGACGAGTACATCTCGCTGCCTTTGAACGTGCCGGCGAAGTCGCCACCAGGGTGCACTGTCAGCCCGCGGAACGCTTCGGTGACATAGTTGCCCTTGACGCGCGCCGCCTGGCGCTGCGCTTCCGGGAGCACATCGGGGTGCATGGTCAGCGGCTTGACCGTCGGCGGTAAGCCGGGCGCGAGCGCTTGCTTCTGCGCGGTCTGGGTGGCCTGCTGCGCGAAGGTGGGCTTGGGCGCTGCGGGGGCGGGCGGGGCTTTTTTGATGTCCGCCATCAACTCATTGAGCTGCTCCTCAAGGGACTTCTCCGGCGAGGCCTTGGCTACTTGCTGGGCGGCGTAGTGTGCCTCGTACTTCTGCAGCTGTGGGGATTTAGGGGGCTTCGGCACCTGCTGCTTGGTCTTGACGATGTCGGCGAAGTAGTCCGCGCCGGTCTTGCCCGCGCCTGCGATGTCGCTGAAGTATCCTTTGGTGGCAGCCTTCGCGACCTTCAGCGGTGCCGTGGGCTTGACGGCTTGCGCGCCTTCCCCAATCGCGTCGAGCAGCCCCGTGAAGACCTTGAGCGGATCGGCCATCACAGACCGTCCACGGTGTACCCGTCAGCCTTCATCTTGGCGATGGCCTTGTCCCGGAGCTCCGGGTGGTCCTTGAGCAACGCGTCGAACTGGCCGCGGATCTCGGGCGGGATCGGCTTGGGCTGGTCACCCGCGCGCGCGTCGGTCTTGCCACCGCCAGCTGGCGCCGTGCCGCCGGTCGGCGTCGAGGAGCCCTGCATGTTGCGCATGTTGGAGATCTCCTCCTCGGCCGAGTCGTTGACCTCCTTGGCGAGCTTGGCTTTCTGCTTGTCGTCCATCCCGTTGTTGACAGAATAGATCGACGCCGCCGCGAGCGAGGCCTTGCGCTTGGCATCTGCGATGTCGCGCCACATTTTCATCGTCGCGGTCTTGTCGCCGGCCGCGATCTTGTGCTCCAGCCCCTTCTGCTGCAGCGCCAGCTTCTGCACGTTCTGGTCCTGCTGGATCGTCTGCTTCGCCTCCAGGCGGGCTTCCTTGGTGTCGAAGCGCGCCTGCTTCTGCTTGTCCTCGTCGCGCAGCCGCTCCTCGCGGGTGTTGAACTGATTCTCACGCTGCTCGATCGACTGCTGCCGCAGGCCGAGATTCTCCTGCTGCATCTGCTGGCGCATCTCGGCCACAGCCTGCTTGGCCTCGGCGTTGAGGTAGGGCAGGGCGGCCGTCAGCGCCTCGACCAGCACGCGCGGCTGGATGCCGGGGTTGGCCTTGGCGATCGCGGCAGCCGCGGTTTTCAGGTCGAACCGGCCCTCCATGCCCTGCTGTCCACCACCTCCACCGGGCGGGCCACCTTGCGGCTGCGCGCCGCCGGGGGGAGCGCCGACGGGCATGCCGGCTTGCGGTCCACGCGCACCGCCCGCTGCCGGGCCGGGCATGCCTTGTGGAGGCGGTTGCGGCGGCTGCATCGGTTGTGGGGGCTGGCCCTGCGGAGGCGGCTGTGGCCCCATCTGCTGCGGCGGGGGAGGCGGTCCGCCGGCCTGAGCGCCGGGCACCATCTGCTGGAACACCTTGCCGAGCGCAGCCTTGCCCGCGACCTCGGCCTGCGCCTGGTCGAGCTGCATCTTGCGCATGTCGTTCTGCTGGCTCTGGCCCTCGGCCGCGAGCTCGCCCGGATAGACAGCAGATAGGCCAGCAAGGCTTACCATTTAAATTGCAATCCCCGACGCTGAAGACGGACCGGGGCCCTGCGCCCATCCGGGCGTTGAGAAATTGCCCCAGCCTTTGGCGAGGCCCTGCATACCGGCACCGAGATTCGACCCGAGCTGCTGGTTCTGGTTCCACCCCATCTGGTTCTGGTTGAGGTTGGTCTGCTGCTGCTGGGTGCCGACGCCCGCGGCGCCTTGCCCGAGCTGCATGTACTGCATCCAGTTTTGCAGCGGGGTCTGCTGGATGCCCTGCCCCTGCCCGAGCGCGTTGATCTGGTTGGTCCCGATGGTCTGGGCGGTGTTGTAGGGCATCGAGGCGCCCTGCATGAACGTGCCGGGCGCCATGCCTGAGAGGTTTTGACCCTGCGTGACGTCGTTCGTCTGTGTGCCGAACAGCGAGTTTGCGGTTGCCGCGCCTTGACCCTGCCGCGCCAGCGTGTTCTGCAGCCACGCGTTGTTGAAGTTCATGTTGGACTGCGACTCGACACCTGCGCCATACGGCGTCGAGTCGATGCCACGGGCCTCCATGAGCGCGCGAGTCTGGTCGGTGTTCTGCTGGAACTGCTGGTTGTAGACCTGCCCCTGCGGGTCGAAACCGGCGTTCAGCGCGCTGTAGGCGTAGGGCACCACACTGTTGCCAGTGTTGGTCAGGTTCTGGCCCTGCAGGAACTGCCCCATCCCCGCGGCCTGCCCCATGGCGCCCGCGGTGTTGGCGCCCGACATCGCCCCCGGCGCGCCGGGGTTGTTGTAGAGGTACTGCACCGCCTGATCAGCCTGCGGCACCGCGCCCTGCTGGTGCTGAATACCTGACTGGATGCTCTGATCGGCCTGAGCCTGTCCGGTCGGCTGATAGACGGGAGGGGCCTGCGGCACGTTGTTCGCAGTGCTGCCACCGCCGAACAACGCGCCGCCGATGCTCATCATGGGGCCGATCAATCCGAGTGCAGCACCCATAGGTCACCCTTTCAGGGGTCAGGTTGGTTCAGGTGGTCGTAGCCGAGGCCGGCGGCGTGCTCGGTGGCATGGCGGCCGGATCGGTAACGGGCGGCGTGGCAATCGTCGGGATGACCGCGGTCGGAGGGCTGATCGGGGGCGTAACCACCGGAGGCGGCACCGTCGTGGCCGCCGGAACCGAGGCGGTCAGGGCAGCTGCATCGGTCGCCATCTTGCCGGTGATCGCCGTGATGTTCGACACCGCATCGGTGATGGCCTTGGAAGTAGCCGGGTCAGGCTGCGGGATAGTCGCGAGAGCATTGAGCAGGGCGGTGATCTCGATCTGAACAGCATCGTGCTCGGCAGAGAACGCCGTCGCTAGCGAGGTAACGACGTTGTTGAGGTCGTCAGCTTGTGACATTTCAAACTCCTGGTTTTCGATAATGGTGCTCAGCATTGCGTGCAGTTCGAGAGCCCAATGGGGAGCACCTGCCCATGGATCACGATTCTGATGCTTGTCGAATCCGAATAGCTTCATTGCTCCGAGCAGTCCGCGTCCAGCAGCCATGGGTCACCCTATGAACTTGGAGAAGATCGTCTCCGTGGCCTTGTAGCCGAGGCGTTCGAACAGCTTGCCGATGGTGCCGCGATCGGACTCGAAGTGCAGCTTGGTGTTGATCATGACCACTTTCACTCCGAGACGACGCATGCCTGCCTCGACCTCCTTGAACATCCGGTAGCCTGTCCAGCCAGACCTGTAGGCCGGATCGAGCCAGAAGATGTCCGTCTGCGCCCACACCGTGGAGGCGTAGTGGAGGTGTGGGTGCACCAGCATGAACACGTACCCCACGAGAACCCCGTTCGACCGCACCGTGAGGGTCTGCAGGATGTTGAGCAGGTCGTACTCGTAGTAACGGTCCCAGTTCGGATCGAGCGGAACCTTGTCCTGGTTGAGCGCGATCTCCCGCCAATGCCTCAGGAAGAGGGGCGGGAGCTCGTTCGCAAAAAGGCCAAACCGTTCCCAGCGAATCTCAAGCTTCGAAGGGCTAGGCCTCTCTTGGCCCGATGTTGTTGGTGGCTTTTCCAACACTGCTGCGGGTTGCGTCACTGTCGACCTTCGTCGTGGTGGGAAGCTTGGTGCTTGCGTCGCAAGCCTTCGGGCTGTTGTTCTTCAGCCCGTCCTTCAAAATGCCGCCCTTCATGGTTGCTCCTTTACTTGACCTGCTCCACGACCATGCCGTTGAGCGTGAAGTTACCGGTGGTGGTCGAGGTGCCCTGACAGATGATGTTGAACCCGTTCACATCGCTGTTGGCACCCGCAACGATCGTCTGCGCCGTCAGGGTCGCGTTGAACTGCCCCTTGGACAGTATCTGCTGGGTGTTGGAGCCGGTCTTCATGACCAGCACGTCGACGTCGAAAGCGCCTGCCGTGGTCGCAGCGCCCGCTACAGCGAAGGCCGTGGAAGACCCGACCTGAACGGTCAAGGTGTTGGTGCCGGTCGCGGTGCCCGAGCCGAAGCACTTGACCCGGAGCTCCTGGCCAGCGTTGGCCAGAACACCGCCGGCCACGGAGACCGTGCCCAGCGTCTGCAGCGACGTGCCCGTGGTGGTCGCCTGGACCGGACTGGAGCCGATCGCGCCTTCGACGGTGGCGTTGATCGACTGGATCAGCGCGTTGAGCGAGCCGAGGATCTGGCTGGCGTCGGCGAAACCAGGTCCCGAGAGGATCGGCACGTTGGCAGCGCGCACAACTCCGGGAGCGAAGAAGACACTGGTCGACAACAAGACCGCTACCAGGGCGGCTGAGAGCTTGCGAAGCATGGCCTGTAGTCTCCGGGTTGGGCGGTTGTTCCCGCCGAGAAGTATCAGAACTTGATATACTTGTCCACGAGTCCTACGGGCGGCAGGATCGGGTGCACCGCGCCGCTGGTGTTATTCGACGTCACGTTAATGGTGTTGGTGCCGGCTAGGCTGTCGACTCCGTGCCATGTGTTGGATGTAGCAGGGATATGAATTGTTCCGGCTGATCCGCTTGCCAGCCCGTCAGATATGCTGGCAGCCGAATTAGTGGCTGGAATGCCAGTACCACCGGCCGCCGCAACCGTGATCGAATTGCTGCCCGACGATGTAATGCCCGTGGGCAATTGCGCGAGGGTGAGCGTCTGAGTCTGCGCGCCACAATTGGTCCCGATCGATGCCGGATTGGCGCAGGTCGCGGCTGTCAACACCGCGCCGTTGGTGTCGCGCATCGCCGTTGCACGACCTCTGAAATCACCGACTGAAAAAGTCGTACTACAGTCCCCTTGACCGTAGGGACCGATTGTCAGAGTGGTGGCGCCTGAAGCCCCGGCCGTAGCGCTGATTGTGATATGCGCGCCATCGGGGATCGTAGCGACGGTCGAGTTGCAGGTGACATTATTGCCCCCGACCGACCATCCGATCTGGAACAAAGCCGAATTAGGCACCGCCACGGACGCACTACCGCTGGTCGTCGTCGCAGCCACACCCTGAACGGAGATGCAGCTAAACAGCGCCGCGAACGTCGTCCGCGACGCCGTCTGCCCGTTCAGCAGCAGGTAGCCGGAAGGTGCCGTTACCCCCGCCCAGTCGATCACCGTACAGGGAGCAATCAGCGTCTGCGGAGAAGGCGTGGTAACTTGGTACTGTGTCCCATCAAAGGTGGCTGTGACCAGATTGCCGGCCGTAAATTCCCCGCCACTTAGAGCAACAGGACCGGAACCGCTCGGCTTGAATACGTTGGTCGCGCCAGTACCTGCGACGTTCAGGGTCGTCGGCCCCGTGTTGGTAAACCCTGCGAGAAAGGTAACGCTCTTGCCAGTCACCAAGGTGAAGCCGGAAGGGATCGGAGAAGCAATCGTCTGCGCGTTGGCCGAGCCGCCGGAAGTGCCGCCGATATAGTTGCTGGTGCCGCCGCTGGTGTAGACCAGGGGTGTCGTCAGATTGTTCAGCGCCGTGATGTTGCTATTGGCGCCTGCGTTCGCGGCGTTCGCGTTCACCGCGGCCACGATCGTGTTGAAGTCCGCCATCACCTGGTTGGCGTCGGCAATCGAGCCATTCTGCAGCGTGAAGGGCAACGCGCCGATAATGGTCTGCGCCGCGGCGGGCGCCGCCCACAGCAGCGACAGTACGAGGGCTAGGGTCTTTCGCATCGTCAGGCTCCCGTGAGTGTCTGCTGGAGATAACCGAGTTTCTGGTAGCGCATGAACATGTCGCCGATCCTGAACGTGAGGAAGCTGTTCCCCGTGAGCTGGATCTGCGCCTTTCGGAACACCAGCGGCGCCGCCCATGGCAATTGAATCGGGGCAAGCCCCGTGTTCGACGATCCCCAGTTCGCCGCGCCCCAGTTGAAGGCGCCCCACAACGGCTGGAAGACCGGAGGCAACAGGTTGATGCTGCCGAGCAGTGCGCCGTTCACGCCGAGAGCCTGCACGTTGTAAGTCGAGCCTTGCGAGTCGAGCACCATGTTGATGGTGTGCTCATTGAGCGCGATCTCATTCATCTCCTTGGTGTCGGGCAGGATCGCCGTCTTCCACGCGATCGACATCTGCTGGCCGTTCTCGATGAACGTGCTGCTCGGTTGAATCGTCACGTCGCTCCGAAACAGCTGCGCGTTGACGCCTTGCGCGGCGATGATAAACGATCCGTTGTAGATGTCCGCGTTCGACGGCGGGAAGGTGTGCGGTCCTGACCAGTTGTTCTTGGTCATGTCGTACCAATATTCCTCGAACGGCGACCCAACCTTGAGAGAGTTCTGTGTCGTCACGCGCAGCAGGTTGGCGTTGCAGGTCAGCACCACGCGCGTCGGCTGCACCGCGAACACGAAGGGGCGGTTGACGCCAGCGCCGTACATCCCGATCGGATCGGAGATGCGCGCGTTGAAGTCGATCAGCCGGATACCGTCGGGAGAGTTGAACGCCAGTCCCTTTGGCGTTGTCGTGATGCCCAGCTGCGACACAGTGCCGGTCGCGACGTTGAGCGCGTTGACCGCAAGCGTGTTGAGCGCGAAATCCCCGGTGACCTGGAACACGTTGCCGGCCTTGAACACCATCAGCGACTGGATGATGCCCCCGAGTTGGTTGGCAAGCGGCAGGCCGGCGAGCGCCGTCAGCTGCAGACTATCCCCATAAGTCAAAATCTGCGTGGCGTTGGTGATGACCGTCGCGGCCAGCACATCCGTGAAGTACGTGGCGGGCTGTCCGGTCGGCGGGTTGACGATGTAGTAGGCCCGGCCCCCGAACTGTGCCACCGCGCTCGGGCGCGCGGGCAGGGCGTTGGTCGTGGTGTTGCCGCCGCTCCATGTCGGCGCGGCAAGGTTGCTGACGTCGAACCAGCCGAACAGCACACCACCACCCAGCGTGAAACCAGGGTGCGTTACCACCATCTTGGTGCCGACCAGCGCCATCGTCGGCGCTTCCCATGCGCCAGTTGCAAGCGGACTGAGCGGGGTGTTGGCGTTGGTGATGCCGGTAACCGTGACGAACGTGTTGGTGAGCAGGTTGAAACAGAACGGCTCGTCGTGTCCTGCGTTGCGACCGCTGGCGACCATGCCAAAGACGAAGTTGCCGAGCACCGCGAAGACCGAGATGAACCCCGGTATCGTGAACCCGCCGAACGACGTCAAGCTGATCGACGCCGGCCGCGGCGCCCACAGGTTGGGTGTGGCGAGGTCGGGGATCAGGTTGGTGAGCGCCGCCATCGCGCCGGGGAACACGTTCGTCCCGTCGAGCGTGTCCGACACCCCCGCGGGGGAGAGAGACATCGGCTGCGCCCTACGGATCGCCATCACCAACCAACTTGCTTGGTGTTCTTGAGCCCGGAGGACGACGTCCCGAACCGCCTGGGGTCGAGCTGCACGGTCTTCACGCGCCCATCGGGGTCGTCCTGCATGGTCAAGTACTTGCGCAGAATGACGCCAGCGCCTTGCGGGTACTGCTTGTCGTCGTCACTCAGGTACCCCGGCGCGCGGTCGTCGTCGGTAATCGACATCACCTCGCCCGCGAGCCGACGGATCAGGTAGTTCTGGTTCGGAAACCACGGCACCGTGGTGGATGCCTCGGGCGTCGCGATGTCCGGCATCTGCCTGAAATAACGCACCGTCGCGGCGTAGGCCCCCGCCGCTGGGTACCAGACATAGAGGTTCGGAGGCGACACCGACATGTCGACATAGAACCGCTCGGGGTAAGAGTTCTGCCCCGGCGACTGCACGAAGGCGTCGAACTCGGCCTGTTCGACGTTGATCATTTTGTAGATCGTGCCGGAAATGTTGTAGAAGTGCCCACCTTTCGGCGCGCGCAGGTAGTCCGCGGGCATCGGATTAGGACCGCAGCCCGGCGCGTAGCCGAGGCCCGATGCCGCGGTGTTGAAGGTGAACGTGAAGTTCTGCCGGATGACGACCAGGTCGTAGGTCTGGCACAGCTCCGAAAGGATCGAGTTCAAGAGCTGGCCAGCCTGTGCCGTGTAACCGGGGGCCTTGGCGATCTGCAGGGCTAGGCTGACGATTTGCTGGGCCTGCAGAGGCATGTCTCAGTCGCCTTTCAATTCGGCCTCGGCCTCCGCGATGCCCTTCTTGATCCGCTCGATGCTCACACGGGCCATGGCCACGCTCTGGAGCTTGTTGTCGCGGTTGGTCTCGTCGTTGCCCTTCCACTGAAAGTCCGAGCGACGACCGCTTTCCTTGTGCCGTCGAACGACGCTTTCCTCGAACTCGACAAGCGCCTTCTCGTGCATCGGCAATTCAAGCTGCGCCTTCTCCAGCAGAAGACGCATGTCCTTCAGGCGGTACCGAACCTCCTGCCGGTCCGCGGCGACCAGCAGGCGATCGAGCAGCGTATTGATCAACGTCGGATGTGCGTCGAGCGGTAGGTAAGTCTGGATGACCATGGCACGTCGGTCGTTGATCTTACAGTCGATAGAAAACCCGATCGCCGGCTCGCCCGGCGCAACCTTGTCCTTCATATGCCCCTCTATGCAGCGTCTGCAGGTGATAGCCGGATGTTGCTCTTTTCCCGGTACATGTTTCCGTCCTTGCCGTCGATCTCGCGCTGATGCTCCCAGCCGCGATGGATCATCTCACGCATGGTGTCGTAAAGGCGCTGGCCGACGGTGTAGGTGCCACCGTGCAGATAGTGCACGGAGTCGATGATCAGACGGCTGGAGTGCGGCGCAAGGTCGAGCGTGATCTTGAACTTCTTCTCGTCCTTGATCGGGATCGGCCCCTTGATGACGTCGTCGCCATCGTCGGCGATCCCGAGCTCGCGCGCGGCGAGCATGTCCGCCTTCTTGCGAATCGCGCGCTCTCGCGCCTGCTTCATGATCTCCGGGTCGATGCCGTCGTCATTGAGCGGCGGACGGGGTTTCTTGGCCATTTACGGATTCCCCACGACCCACGACTGCAACCGCCCCAGCTGCGCGTTGATCTGCGTGCTCAGGTCGGCCGACATGCTGGCCAGCATCGCGGTGATATCGCCGGCCGCCAAGGCGCCGGCCACAGCCGCGCCGCCTGTCGGCTGCGTGAAAGTGGTCGAGCCCGCCGCGATCACAGGCGAAGCGTTGAGGAACTCCTGCGTCTGTGCCCCGTTCGGGTTGCCACCGACATTGCCTTGCAGCGGCGTTGGCGCAGCGGTCATGAACCCTTGGCCCGGGCCGACCCAGTCGACGTAGCACGTGTAACGAAGGCGGTAGGGCATTCTGTAGGCTCCTCTATGGGACGTGGACCCAGCTCGAAAGCGCGATCGAGTTGGCCGATACCAGGATCGGCCATCCCTGTGAATCCACTCCAACGAAGTCGCCGGGCAGGATCTGCAGGATGCCCCGGTTCGGGACATAAAGCTGATTGATCGATGAAAACGTCCCCGGCGCGATCGGGTGCGCCGGGTTGAGGTCGTCCTTGATCGCGTTGGCAATCGCCGCGATATCCGCCGCGGCCATGTTGCGCGAAGTCAACAGGGCCGTCAGCGAGTTGTTTGCGGTCGTGCCGAAGGTTGAAGTAGCCATCAGGCTCCCCTGTTAGCCGAAGGAAGCGCTGAAGGCCGAGGTGCTCTCGATACGGGCGAAGAACTGCTGGTTCTCGATGATCGTACCGTAGAAGACCTTCCAGCCCACGACACGAAGCTGATTGAGCGGATCGGACTTGTCCGCGCCCATCAGCATCGTGATCTTGACATCGTCGAGCGAGACCTGCCCGTAGGCGCCGCGGCCGATCACGAAGCTCGGATAGACCGTGATGGTCGAAGCCGGGGCCGCGGGCGGCGTCTGCGCGACGCCAAGGCCCGTGATCACGACGTTGGTGTTGGGCGGCAGCTGCACCGCCTGGCCTGCGAGCGGGCCTGTCGTCGGCCCCGCCGTCGACAGACCGAGGTTGGCCGGCGAGGACGTGGTGCCGATGTAGACATTGTAGGTGAAGCCCGCAGTCGACGGGGTGTGCACCGTGACCGACCCGTTCGGGCCGACAACCGCCTGCGCACCGGACGCCGCATAGATCTGGCTCTCGTACTGGTTCTGCGAGTCCGACCCCGTGACCACAATGAAGTAGTTGTTGGTCGCGAGCGCGCCGGCCGAACCCGGAGCGTAGGTGGTGCCGTTCGCCGCGTTGGTGAACCCGGTGAACGAGGGCACCATGTTGGAGAAGCAGAACCTCACCCCGCCCCACTCGCCAAGCTCGTAGTTGTACAGCCGGTTGATGTCGCTGTACGACCATGCGGTGACGACGGTCGGGTTCTCCCGCATGTCCTGCACGACCAGGGGGTGCAGGATGCTGACGTAATGCGGCATGGAGCGCGGGTTGCTGGACGCCTTGGCGCCGCCGGCATCGGCCTTCAGCTTGGTGTCGGTCATCTCGTCGCCCATGTAGCGGGGCGCGCCGAGCGTGAAGAGGGTGCCAACGATGCGGTTGATCTCGTGCGGGTTGAGGACGTCGCCGGCCACGAGGGAGGCGCGAGAGCCTCGGGTGTTGACGTAGTTAACCTGCGACCCAGCCATCAAGTTGACAAACACGTTGCGGTCGAGCGTTTCACCGATCTGCAGGCCGAGCAGCTCTTTCGCCTTGCTGACCAGCGGGTGCTTGATGGTGAGCTCGGCGACGTCGGTGATCGTGATCTTGTCGCCCCACTGTTGGGCGGTGGCGCTGACCTGGCCGATGGTCATGGTCTCGCCGATCGGCGGGATGCCTTCCGAGAGCGGCGCGAAGGGCAGGGGGACGCGGTTGTAGCGCGTCGCGGTGTAGGTGGTGCCCCGACCCTTGGGGAGGGTCAGCGGGTCGCCGAACTGATAAGCGACCAGCTGGCGACGCGCGAGAGGGAGAGTTTCGTCCGCAATATAGGCTTCGATGTCGGCTGAAAAGCCGGCTGCCGTGTTGGTGGGCACTGCGTCTCTCCTTCAAGATGCACGGCCCCACGGCCGCGCTTAAAACGTTACGTTCTCAAGACGCTTGCGCCGCGCCTCTGCTTCGCTGTCCTGCGTGCGGCCACCGCGAACGTCGCTGCCACCGCCGGACGGGTTGGTCCTCTGGCGACGGATCTGCGCCTCGCCGTCCTTCTTCTGCTTGGCAGCCGCCTTGCCGCCGCCCTGAAAGACCTTCTCGCCGATGATGAACTTCAAGAGCGCCTCGCGGTCGACGTTCTGTCCTTGCTTGCGGATGCCAGCGAGACGTGTCTCGACTTCAGCCGCGTACTTCTTGGCCCGCGGGTCGGACAACTGCAGGCGCTCGAAAGCAGCCTTGTCGTTGGCCTCCTGCGTATTCCACTGCAACTGCTGGAGGTTCTGGCTGAACGCGCCGGTCGCCTTCTGCAGCTTGTAGTCGATGATCTGCTCCGTGCTCCAGAGCGCCATCTCCTCCGCAGTGGGTTCCTTCTTTTCGACCGTTGCAGCCCTGCGGGACTGCTCGGCCTTGAAATCGTTGAGCTCTCGCTCGACCCTCGACGCGTGCTCGCGGGCTTCGCGAGCTTCGTTCGCCAGTTTCTGGAAGCGCGATTCGCCGCGCCCCGGCTTTTTGGCGACTACTTCCTCGTCGCCGCCTTCTTCGCCGTCGGCTTGTCCTTCATCTTGTTTGGCGGCATCATCGGCTTCGTCGTCGCCTTCTTCGAGTTCGCCATCTTCGAGGTTTTCGACTTCGTCATCGTGCAGGTCCTCGTCGCTTCCCCCTTCACCCGGAGGCGCATATGCGATGCGTGTACTTGTCAGCCAGCGGTTCTTCATCGTGCTCTCCTCAGTGGGCTTACGGCCACCAGTCGGTAGTGCCTTACGGGTCACAAGTCGTGTAGTCCATTACGTGGACTAGTCGTGTAGGCAGGACAATAGCTTGTTCCTGTAAAGTGTCAACTTGGCCGGGGGTTTACGATCGTGTACCCCTCGATCGAGCGCACATGCACCCGGGTGAGGTGTCGACCGGAGTTGGCGTCATAGGTCAGCCACTGGTCTCCGCGCACCTGCTGCTCCAGCACAAAGACGTGGTGTCGCCGGACCGCGACCATGCCGGGCGCAGGCGCGGCGCGCGGGAAGCTAAACCAGTTCGCGGCAAGCCATAAGTCCCGGACGGGCCTACCGAAAATACGAACGGCCGCACCACAGCCGCAGAAGGACGTTGCAGGACATCCGGCGGGATGCTGGACAACCCGTTCCTGCGCCGCTGGCGCAGATCGCACTGGGACGCGGGAGTGTTTTTGCGCCGCCGGCGCAGAATACGAGAAGTCGCAGGGCATGGTGACGTTGCACTCGGGGGACACCGCTGCTCTCCGCGCATGAGCGGGCGCGACAAAAAGCGCGCAAAGCACTGCGATCGCGACAAGGAGGCGCATCGCTTAACGGACTTTGCCGGCGCGCATGTACTCGCCGTTGACGTCTCGCTCCTTAAAGCCCTGACCCCTGCTGAGGTCCTCCAAGCGCCGGTCCAGCGCGTCCAAGCGTTCGTCTTGCCGGGCGATCTCGATAAGGGCCTCGGCAAACTTCGCCATTTGCTGGCTTTGCGCCGCGACGTTGTCTTTCAAAGCCTTGATCTCCGCTGTCACCATGTCCAGGCGTCCCGACATTTTCGAGATGAACCAAAGCGCGGTCAGCAGCATGCCAGCGAACTTAAAGATGTCGCCGATGTCTAGCGTCGGGTTGAAAGACATTGGCGTCCTTCAGGGCTCAGCCCGACGTTCTGGTCGGCCAAATGGGGTTGCCCGTGGTGTTGTCCAGCGTGTCGCTCGCGACCGGCTTGGCAAACACCCCCGCGAGCGGCGGATCACTCGCGATGGACTTGGCAAGGGCATCCTCGAATGCCGCGTCGCACTGCGCATCAAGGTCGTTAAGGATGACCATCTGCGCCTGGGTCGTCGCCGGGTTGGCCTTCAACGCCGCGATGATGTTCTTCGCGATCGGGACCAGGTCCGCGGCCTCCTGAAACAGGGCAGGGACGGTCGCAACCAGGGCGTTGACGATGGTCTGGATAGCCGGCGTGCTTGCGCCGACCGCGGGGAGGAGCTGCCCGACCAGGGTCAGCAGCAGCGTGACGATCGAGCTCACTGGGTACCTCCGGTAATATGGTACTGGGTCATGACGTCCTGCAGGGTCTGCACCGCCACCTGCAAGGCGTTGTAGAGCCCGGCGGGACCGAGCACCCCGGGATTGGCCTTCATGAAGGCTTCAAGGTTGTTTCGCGCATCTCGCCCCGCGCGCACCGCCGGTGCCAGCTTGCCACGAATGGTGACGAAGTTCGCACAAGCGGGGTTGGCGCGGTTCGCCGTGCAGAAGTTGATGTAGTTCGTCGCGGTACGTTCGACTGCGTCGAAGCTGTTGCCGGCGACCAGAACCGCGGCGGGGGAGACGCTCGCCCCAGTCGCTGCGTCGTAGAGGCGGTTGAACTCCGCGCAGCCGCCGATCAGCGGCGCGAGCAGGAGCAGTGCAAATAGGCGCTTCATTTGTTGACCACCCTGACTTCCGTGTTGGAAACAACGCTGCTGTTGGTGGGAAGGGCGTCGGCTGTCGCCTTGTCGGTCACGACAGTGGTGTCATGGTAGTTGCCGAGCGTGCTGGCGAGGGCTGTCTTGCGCGCGGCGAGACCACCCCACACCGCGGCACCGATCGTACCGACCCCGCCGAGAACCGTGATCCACGTTCCGACATCAAACCCGAAGACGCCTTTGCCTGCCAAAAAGCCCGCAACAGCCGCGACGAGCGGCGCCACAGTGGTCTGAAACTGCGTCTGGTTCATGGGAGACCCCTAGTCGTAGGACAACAAGTGTATAGCGCGCGGGGGAGGGTCTGTAAACCGGGCGTCGGTTGCCGGTACCAGGCGGTCGAATTAGTTGCAGGCCGACATCTTCACAGCCGGATCGGGAGGGCGTAGGATCACGGCCTTTCGGGGGATCTTTGATGGATCAGCAGGAATGGGCGGTGAGAGCCGGGGACTCGATTCTGAGAGGCGATGTCCCATGGCTCACTTCGGCGTTTTTAATCACCGTGCTGGCAATGGCAGTCTTGCTCTTTTTTCTGAAGCGCGAAGAGAAGCGATAATCAGCAGGTCGTCGCACAGACGCCCTGGAACACCGCCGTCGGCGTGCCACCGGGTGGAGTGAGGCCGTTCAGGCGAATGGCCGAGTTTCCAAGAGAAAGAGCGACGCCGATGGTGCCGGGCGTGCCCGTTGGATTTGCGCTGTGGTCGATCACACTCCCGGCCTTTGCCACATAGAACGCAGCAAGCGCGATCGTGCCACCCCACGAAACCGTTCCGCCGGTCGTCACGCCGGCACAGTGATAGTTGCAGGTGACGTAGGCAAACCCGGATGACGCGCCGGCCGCGCCAAGAATAATTCCAGCACCCGATCCCGAAATGGTCGCGCGCCCTTCGCCGTCCAGGAACATGAAGCTGTCATTCGTGCCTCCCGACTTCCAATTGTGGGCACCGCTGACATCGAACACCATAAGCTGGTGGCCGAAGATCGCCCCTGTGTTTGCTGTGTTACTGGTGTTGCATGTCCACGTCTGCGTAAACCCAAACGTGGCATCGAGGATTGCCTCGGCGTTGTCACTGACCGTGATGCACGCCGAAGTGCTGGTCCACGTATTGGCCGCGCGCGTGCGATACCGGATGAAATTATACCCGGTGATTTGCCCCTGCATCGCCACGGCTTCAGTGGGACTCGCGTAGATGCCGATGTCAGGCGGGAAGTTGTTGGCGTCCCAGTCCTGATAGATCACGTTGGTGGCGAACTGGATCGTCTTAAAACAGCGTGTGCCGACACCAAGCCCGTCGTTGCTATCGCTACCAGCGCTGGCGTCGGCACAGATTTCAGTCTCGGCCGAGAGTTTCCATCGCGTGGCGTCGTCGATGATCCAGACATTGTTTTGATTATAGATCATGCGACTCTGCCCCGGCCACAACCGGATTTCAGGCGCGATCTGCCAATCAGTGAAGGTGCCACTGCCGCCAACGGTGTCAACGTTGATTGTTAGCGTCGTTGTGACATAGCTGGTCACCGTCCCCGACATGAAGTTAGCGGGGTTGGCCAAGGAGTAGATGCGATAACGCCGAGCCGAGCTGGCGGCGACGTAGGCCGTGATCGGAAGACCGGAGGCTGTGGTGAATGCCTTCGAGCCGGCGCCGATCGTGAAGGAGGTAGCCGACGTCGCAAACTGCGGAACTATAAGTTTTCCGAAAGAGGTATCTTCATTCGTCACCATGAACGCAGCAGTCGCTGGATACCCGGACGGAGCGTTGAAGGTCAGCGGGAAGAAAGCGCTTCCCCCGAGGGCCAGTGTGTCACCGGAATCGCCTGTCAATACCGTGTAGGCTGCCGTCTTTGCCAACCGCGTGTTCGACCATGCGCCAGACGTCGTCGAGCAGGTTGCGCAAGCAACCACACCAGCAGCGCTGATCGTCACCGGTGCAGTCGCCGAGAGCGCCCCGCCGTTCGTCGTCGTCGCACATGTCGGGCAGGCCAGCGTGCGATCAGCCGAAAGGTCGCCGCCACCTGTCAGCGGTGCGCTGGTATTGATGTTGCGCGTGGA